AACCTGAAGCCAGTGGCAGAAGTGTACGGTGCCGACGTTGCTAAGTACGCATCCGGCTATTATGTTGAAAAACTGAAAGAATTTGAACAGATGAGGGGTCAGAAGTGGGAAGACTCCCGCATTGACCTTGACGTTGAACACTTTATGAAGTGGGTAGAAGACAATGAGTGAATTTGAGAAGCGGTCATTTGATGGGGAAGTGAGAGCGGCTGACAGCGGTGACGGTAAGATGATGATCCGTGGATACGCCTCGGTCTTCGATAAGCTTTCCAGTGACTTGGGCGGCTTTCGGGAGAAGATCGACGCCGCAGCGTTCAATGAAGTCCTGGACAATGATGTGCGTGCAGCCTACAACCATGACGCTAATTTCATCCTGGGTCGGTCAAAGGCCGGCACGCTGAGGATCGGTGTTGACGATCAAGGACTATGGTATGAGGTTGACCTGCCTGATTCCACAATGGGTCGAGACCTGTGGGAGTCGGTCAAGCGTGGTGATATCCAGGAATCCAGTTTCAAGTTCACGGTTTTGGAAGATGACTGGCGTGAAGCAGACGAGGGTGTCATTCGCACGATTAAGAAAGTCGGACGACTGATCGACGTTGCTCCGGTTGCCTACCCTGCCTATCCGGATGCCACAGTCGCAGCCCGTAGCCTTGAACAATGGCGGTCGAGTGAAGTGGTGGTAGACCATGGATATGATTTAGTCAAGCGAAAGATTGACTTAATGGAACTGGGTGGTTAGAATCACAGTTGCGGGGTCGGATGACTCCAGACTTTGACGTAATATCGTAATTAATTTGGAGTCTCAGACATGAGCGTAAAATACATTAATGAGTTGAAGCAAAAACGTGCTCAACTCATCGAAGACAGCCGAAAGGTACTGGAAGCAGCCGAATCCGAAAAACGTTCGCTGTCTTCTGAAGACAATGCAAAGTTCGACGCAATCCACGCTGACGTTTCTCAGATCGACGAAAGCATTGAGCGCGCACAGAAAATCCTGAACCAAGAGCGTAGTGCTGCACAGTTCGCCGCACAAGCTGTTGAACAGGAAGCTAAAGCAACTGATAAGCGAAGCAAAGAAGATCTGTTGGTTGAAGCTGCTCGCTCTTGGATTGCTACCGGTGAAGTACGGGACAGCAAAGCTGCTGAAGAATTCCGTAATCTGCAAGTCGGTTCAAATATTGAAGGCGGCTATCTGGTAACTCCAGAGAACTTCGTATCCCAGCTGATCAAAGTTATCGATGATCAGACTGTAGTTCGCGGTCTGGCCACAGTGATCCCTGTTGGTATGGCTCAATCAATCGGTGCTCCTTCTCTGGACACTGACCCTGACGACGCTGACTGGACGACCGAACTGGCCACAGGAAGTGAAGATACTGCAATGCGCTTCGGTAAGCGTAAGCTGACTCCTCATCCTTTCGCCAAGCGCATCAAGATCAGTAACGAACTGTTACGCATCGGCATGTTGAGTCCTGAAGCTCTGGTTCTGCAACGACTGGGTTACAAGTTTGCGATCACCGAAGAAAAAGGCTTCCTGACTGGTACTGGTTCCAACCAACCACTGGGTCTGTTCACTGCCTCATCTCAGGGTATCTCAACTGCGCGTGATATCAGCTCCGAGAACACCACAACTGCAATGACCTTCAATGGTCTGAAAAATGCTTTCTACAGCATTAAGAGCGGTTACTCTGATCGTGGTAAATGGTTGTTCCACCGTGACGGCGTGAAGCAGTTGTCCAAGATCAAGGACAACGATGGCCAGTACATCTGGCAACAAGCCGTTCGAGAAGGTGACCACGACATGCTGTTAGGTCGTCCAGTAATCATGAGCGAATACGTTCCGAACACTTTCACCACTGGTTTGTATGTGGGCTTGTTCGGTGACTTCTCTCACTACTGGATCGCCGACGCTCATGACCTGATGATGAAGCGACTGGAAGAACTGTATGCCGAGACTAACCAGACTGGTTTCATCGGTCGTAAGTCTGCTGATGGTATGCCGGTTCTGGAAGAAGCTTTCGCTCGGATCACACTGGCTTAATATGACGGGCGGCTCCGGTCGCCCCTCTTAACTTAAAGGTATTGAACATGCAAAATTTATCCAAAGATGCCAAGATCAGCCGTGTATCCAATGCGGTTGCTGCCGGTGTCACAACTGTTACCTCTGACGCGATCGACATGCAGGGCTTTGAATCTGTGACTTTCGTAGTGGCTTTCGGTGCAATCGTTGCCGGTGCTGTTACTTCCGTCAAGGTTCAACAATCAAGCGACGACGGTGCTTCTGATGCTTACGCAGACCTGGAAGCAACCAGTGTGACTGTAGCCGACGACGATGACAACGGATTGGTATACATCGAAGTGGTTCGCCCACGCGAGCGTTACCTGAAGTGTCTGGTACTGCGTGCCACTCAAAACTCAACTGTGGACGGTATTATCGCCGTTCAAACTTGCCCTCGTGAACTGCCGGTTACTCATGCAACTGGTGTTGAAGGTGAGACTCACGTATCACCTGCCGAAGGCACTGCTTAATCTCCTCGCACTTAGGGCGGCTCCGGTCGCCCTCTTTTTAAGGTAAGGATGATGGTTAAAATTAAAATGATCAAAACAGCCTGCGGTCCATTCGGATCCTACATGGCCAACGGCGAGTATGACGTATCGTCTGAAGTTGCTGAGCAACTGAAAGCTGGAGACGCGTGTGTTATTTTGCGTCCCGTATCAGCCCCCAAGGTTGAAGTGGCGAAGGAACCGGAGCCACCCAAGGTTGAAGTGGCGAAAGTTGAGAACAAGCCGAAACCGAAGAAAGCACCCGCTAAGTTCACCCCAGGTAAAGAATGATGGACGATCAGTGGTCAGTAAGTGTTGTAACTCCTCCGGTCAGTGAACCGTTGAGTCTCGCAGATGCCAAGACGCACTTGCGAGTGACTCACAGTGCTGAGGATGATTACATCACTACTCTGATCACTGTCGCTCGTGACATCGTGGAGAAATACACCGGGCGCACCCTGCCGACTACCACGCTCAAGTTAACCCTTGACCGGTTGCCGTATGAGTACGCCGCCATCCAGTTACCCCGATCTCCAGTTGCCAGTATCACCACGTTTGACTATGTGGACACTGACGGGGCGAACCAGACACTGGCATCAAGTCAGTATGACCTTGATATCACTCGGTTACCGGCAAGGGTCTACCCTGCTTATAATGTCTCATGGCCGTCTGTCCGTCCACACCGAGCAACGGTGAACATCACCTATGTCGCAGGCGGTAGCGTCCCTGAGCCTCTGATCCACGCAATGAAGCTGATCTTGGCATCGCTATACGGTCACCGTGAAGCAGAGTGTCCAATGCAGACTTACAAGCCCTCAATCAATGAGCAGTATCTGATGAACCCTTACGTCGTCAAGTACTGGGGGTATGTCGGAAAATGATCTGCGCTGGCGAGTTTAACCGGTTCATAACAATCGAATCGAACTCACCGTCACAGGACGCCTACGGTGAGCCGATCGAGGCGTGGTCAACTCATGCGACAGCATGGGCGCAACGACTGTCACAGAAGGCTACAGAGCGTTTTGTTACTGATCAGTTTGCAGGGTTCGATGTGTCGGCCTGGAAGACTCACTACTTGTCCACCGTGGATACCGGAATGAGAGTATTGCACGAAGGTGTCTATTACGACATTGAAGGTGTTGAGGAACTTGGGTACAAGGAGTCAATGGTGCTCATCACCAAGGCGAGGAAAGTGTAATGGCAAGCGACTTCGGTACTGACATTTACACAAGGCTCACCGGTTACGCGCCACTATCGACACTTGTGGGAACCCGTGTATATCCTGTCCAATTCAAACAGACGGACAATCTTCCTGCAATCCGGTATAATCGGATCACCACAGAGCGATACCACGCGATGGGTGTTGACTGCGGGGTTGTCAGCAGGACTTATCAGTTTGATGTGATCGGGTCAACCTACGCTTCGACTGACGCCGCAAAGATTGAAATGGTGAACGCGCTCACTCGATGGAAGGATGCGAATGTAGACTTACATTCCACTTTCATTCAGAATGAGAGTGACGATTACGAAAGCGATTTAAAACTGTATCGGATACGTGTTGATGTCCGGTTCAATATTGAGGAAATATAATGACTTGCACAGTCTTGTCTAATCAAATGATCCTGATGGGCGGGTACGATTTGAC